GGGATAACTATTTATACATTATAACATAAAAAGCGGACTTACACAATCAAATCCCCCGACCCGATTGCCGCCGCCCTACTTCCCTTTCTTCCTGCGGCCAGGCCGCCTATCATGTGAATACTTCCATGCATCTGCAAGAATACCATATAGGTAATTCTTAATTTTTCTAGCTTGAGGTTTAGGGATATGCCCATAAGCCTCTCTCAATTGTTTATGATCCGAATCTTTCCCTCCTTTAATATATCCTTCCAATTGTAATACAATATCACTTATCTCAACAGCAGTAGAACTCTGAATAAATTCATCTATCTCCACCTTCTTAGTCTTACGATACTTTAAGTACTCATAAAACTTAAGTTGCATCTTACCGTGAAATGCATGCTCAATAGCATGCTCCAACATATCATATACAGAATCGAAATCGTCTTTCATCAGACCAGATTATTTTCTTTAAGATATTTAACAGTTTCAGTACATCCACCTAAATTCGTACCGTCTAATGTCACTTGAGGGAAGGTAGATCCTTGACCAAACTGACTATAGAAACCCTCTCTATCAAAATCTCTACCTAATTTATAAATTACATGTTTCAACTCTGATAACTGCAAAACCTGAACCACCTTTGAGCAATAAGGACATCCATCCCTAGAATAAACTGTAAAATTCATTTCTTTTCTAAGTTTCTGTAGATTTAATTCATCATAAAGGAGACTCCAAGAGTTGACCACTAATCCAATCTCCTTAACTCACTTAATATGTAGCAATATGCATTTACTATGTTACCCTCCTCCTTTCTAAACAAATCCTTATCAAATCTCTCTCTAGTTCCTTTCTTCCACAATCTCATACTATCAGGACTCAATTCGTCAGCAAGAAGTAAATGACCATTCTCACGATCATTCCCAAACTCTAATTTAAAATCAATTAAATCTAAATCCATATTAGAAAAAATCTCTTTCAATACATCATTTACTTTAAGTGCATTAGAAATAAGAAGAGAATATAATATTTCATTATATCCCATACGCTCCATCCTATCAATAGTAAGAAGTGGATCATCTTTATCATCATCCTTTAAATAAAACTCAACCAAAGGAGGATTAAGGGCTATACCCTCACGAAGATAAGTTTGTCTACAAAGAGAACCAGCAGCAACATTTCTAACAATAACTTCAATAGGAACAATACCTACCTTCTTACAACGCATTCTAGTAGGAGTTTCCAACTTAATATAATGAGTGTTGACACCAGCCTGTTGCAACTTTTCAAACAAAATGGATGAAATTTGACAACAAACCTCACCCTTTCCTTCAGGAAAATCTACCTTTCTACCGTTACCTGCAGTAACCTTATCATGATATTCGACAATAACTTCGCCTAATAGATCAGTAGACCATACTGTTTTAACTTTTCCTTCTAATAATATCTCTTTCATAATCTTTCCACTCATTTATTTGTTCTTCTGTCCAGTCCTTCCTATATCCTGATCCCAATGCGCCCCTCAATAAATCAACACTAATACCATTGAATGATTTAACTTTTATATCATTCTCCTCTCCTGGTTTCATCTTACGATCTTCCTCTTTCATCTAATACCTCATTAATAGTTTCAACAATAAGTTCTTTAAGTTCAATATAT